TAATCACAGATTTTATACTAGACGGTAATATTTTTATCTACTTTGATGGGGCTCACCTTTATCATCTGCCCGCAGACAATGTAGTTATCCATGGAGACCCTAAAAAGTATATTAGTAAATATACTTATAACGATGTAGACTATACTCCAGGAGAAATAATTCATATTAAAGATAATTCTCTTCACGATATTTATAGAGGCGTTTCTCGTTTGAAGCCTGCATTAAGAACTATGCAACTAATGACAAGAATGAGAAATTTTCAGGACAAGTTTTTTGAAAATGGTGCAGTTCCAGGCTTAGTACTTAAGTCTCCCAACACTCTTTCAGATAAAATTAAAGAACGTATGATGGCATCTTGGCAAGCACGTTACCGTCCAGACTCAGGAGGTCGCAGACCTTTAGTTCTTGATGGAGGTTTAGAAATTGATAAAATATCAAATGTAAACTTTAAAGAGCTTGACTTTCAAACTGCCATACATGAAAACGAAAAAATTATATTAAAAGCAATCGGTGTACCACCCATTCTTTTAGATTCAGGTAATAATGCAAATATACGTCCAAATATGCGATTATATTATTTAGAAACAGTATTGCCTATTACTAGAAAATTAAATTCTGGCTTGTCTCGCTATTTTGGTTTTGAAATTGTAGAAGACGTAACAAATGTTCCAGCTCTACAACCCGAACTAAGAGATTCAGCAGCATATTATACTTCTCTTGTAAATGGAGGTATTATTAGCCCCAATGAAGCACGTGAAGCATTAGGATATGATGCACGAGAAGAAGCAGAAGATATACGAGTACCTGCAAATATTGCAGGTTCTGCAGCTAACCCAGATGAAGGTGGAAGACCTCCCGAGGAAGTAGAAGATTGAGAACCCAGGCAGTAAAAGACAAAATGATTTCAGATGCTGCAATGTATTTTGCAGAAATAGGAGAAGTTCCTTCTAGTTTTAGTAGACTACGTGAGATTGTACCAAAAGGAGTACCTTGGTGTGTGCAAAGACAGGGTTGGTCAAAGTATTTTCAATCTTGGGGAGCATTTACAACTTTAGTAAAACGACGTCACCCAGAATTAATAGAGTTGGTTAAAAATGCTGAAGAGCAATATAAACCACAAAATAAAGACCCTTTAGAAGCACTCAGGGCAAGTACTACAGAGAAATAATATGGAAAAGATACTACATATGGCCTCTACGTTTAAATCTCATTCTAATGATGATGGTAGCGTAATGATTAAAGGTATGGCAAGTACTAGTCACTCTGACCGCGCAGGAGATGTAATTGCAGCTGAAGCGTGGGCTAAAGGTGGTCTAGAATCTTTCAAAAATAATCCTGTAATTTTATTTAATCACGACTACGATAAACCTATTGGTCGTGCTACAGGTATAAATGTAACAAAAGACGGACTAGAGTTAGAAGCAAAGATTAGTAAATCTGCTCCTGCCTCAGTCTGCGAGCTAGTTAAAGACGGTGTTCTTGGGGCCTTTTCCGTTGGTTTCAAAGTCAAGGACGCTGATTATTTAGAAGAAACTGACGGACTAATGATTAAGGATGCTGAATTGTTTGAAGTATCGGTTGTATCGGTACCTTGCAATCAAGCAGCTACTTTTTCGCTCTCAAAATCTTTTGACTCGATATCCGAGTACGAAGACTTTAAGAAAACTTTCACTAATCGTGTAGATCTAGCAGGTCAGTCTCTGGCTAAGCAAGAAGTTAATACTTCGGATATAGCTAGTGACACACCTCAAAGCGCGGAAATTAAATCCGCAGATCAGGAGATCAAGATGGATAATCAAAACATCGACTTGGAAGCTTTTGCAAAGAAGGTAGCTGAAGACACTGCCGCTAAGATTGCAATGAAGCAGGCCGAGCAAAAAGCCGCTGACGAAGCCCAGGCTAAAGCAGCACAAGAAGTTGAAGCAGCAAAAGCTGTTGAAGCACAATCAATCAAGTCAAGCATCGAAACAGGTGTTAAAACTGGCGTTGAAAAATTAGAAGCAGATATGCAAGCAGATATGCAAGCAAAAGATGCTAACATGGCAGAAGTAACTGCTAAGTATGAGTCTGCCCTTAAAGAGCACGCTTCAGAATTAGAAGCTATGCGTAACAGCAAGCGTGATTTTGGCACTGGCCGTAGCCAGAAAGGTGATCTTTCTGCATTCGGTAAAGACTTCCTTCATGCACGTATGACTGCTAAAGTATTAGGCAAATCATTTCAAGATACTAAACTTGGTCGCGAAGTATTAGAAAAAGCTGGCGTATCTTACACAGCTTCTACTGTAGGTACTTCAGGTACTAGTACTGATAGCTCAGCTGACATTACTGGCTACGCAGCTGGCGTTGCAGGTATCGATCAAACTGCAGTTGACGCTTTCCAAGAAAGCATTCGCATGAACTACCGTGTAGCTAACTTCTTTAATGAGCTAGCTGTTAACTCTGGTAAAACTGTAGTTCCTCTTGCATCCACTCCAGCAATGGCTGCTACTGGTGGTCTAGGTCTAAGTGAGACTGCTAACCGTCTTGATACTGGTTCTGGTACTGATGGTGATTATGCAATCGGTAACCTAACTCTTACTGCTGAGCGTCTAATCTGTGGTCAATTCCTTGACAACAATACTGACGAGCAAGTAGTTGCAACTATTATGCCAATTATCATGAATGCTCTTGCACACGCTCACGCGAAGAAAGTTGAGAACATGATTTGTACTAAACTTGAGTTAGCTGGTGTATCTGGTGGTGATGTTGATGAAGGTAATGAAGCTACTCTAGGCCGCAAAGACTTGCTTGCAGGTAAAGGTGGTCTTGGTATTGCTGGTGTTGATCCTTCTAAGTTGGTATACATCTTGCAACATGACGCATACAATGAGTTACTACAAGAAGGCGACTTTGATGACTTCAGTCAAGTTTCAAGTGCTGCTGCTAAAGTAACCGGTACTGTTGCTAGCTTCTATGGCTCACCCGTAGTGGTAACTGACCAGTTAACAGCTGGAACAGCTATTGTTGCTAACAGAGATGCATTTGTAATTCCACGTCTTGGCGGTGTAACCGTTGAAACTGATTACGAAGTTGCTAACCAACGTACTGCGATCGTATCTAGCCAAGCTCTTGGTTTCGACCAAATCTTTGCTGGCATCGGTGCTGCTAACGTTGTACCTGCTGCATAATAGTAACACTTTTAAACTTCGGGGAGGTTCGCCTCCCCCAAGTTTTTACTAATGGACTTATAGAATATGACAGATTTAATAACAATTGCAACCTATAAAACAGCAGAAGGCATTCAGGCTACTAAAGATGATGCTAAACTAGAGCTGTTAATTACTTCTGTAAGTCAATTAGTAAAAACTTATTGTAATACTACTTTTGTAGATTATTATACAAGTGCAAAAACAGAATTATCGAATATTAACTATAATGAAGCCTTTGTACAACTTTCAGAAGGGCCTGTAGTTATGTCGGAAGGTAATAAACCAGTAGTGTCTGAAAGAGATAGTATTACTAGTTCTTATACTACTCTTACCCAGGATGTAGACTACTATGTTGATACAGATTTAGATTGTATTTATAGAATGAATAAAGCCTGGCCAAAGGGTCCTGGTGCAGTAAAAGTTGTTTATAAAGCAGGCTATGCAACAATCCCTGCAGATTTAAAACTAGCAGTTATTGATTTGATTACATACTATCATAAAGACGAGCACAAAGCACGTCAAACCATTGCGGGTGCAAGCATACAGAATCAAAGCTCTTCAAGTCAGAGAAATAACGTTGCGTTTCCTGACCATATTAAAAGAGTATTAGATCTTTATAAGAACTTCTAATGAGTAGACAGTCTTTTGAAAGAGCATTTCAAAAACCTTTACTCAGAAAGTTAGATGCAGAAGCACGTAAAGCAGTAACAAGACAGAGAGGGCAGCTGTTAATCTTAGCAGACACAAAAGATTTAGAAGCAGTAATTTTAGCTTCTACAGGTACAAAACCTAAAGCTTCTCAATTAAAGAAAGCTTTAGAACTAGCAAAGAAACACGCTAGAAAGTTACAGTCAAACTTTAAAACTCGAAACAAAAGAAGATATAATGCGATAGTTGCCAAGTTGCCAGAAATAAGACTATCACATACATTGAACGAAGATATGTTTATAGTAAGTAGTTTTTCAAGATCCATTACTACTATTAAAAATACAATGTTAAAAACTTTAGTAGCAGAAGGTGCAATTACATCAGAACAGTCTAAAGATGTATCGAAAAATCTACATAAAGGACACGGTTCGAGCGGTAATGCAGTTTCTCAAGTTCAAATTGCTTCTTCAGTTTCTGCACTAGACGCACCAACTAAAAAGCTACTTTTGTACAACTTAGAAGGTGCTTTTAGGTCGGGAGATTTAGACAAAATTTCTCACAGAGAAATAAAAAGACTTATTACTGACGGAGAGCAAATAGTAACAAAGAAAGGAAAGCTTACTGCAAATTATGTTTCAGTTATTGCATTTCAGTCAGGTAGAGATAACATAAAAGATTCAGCAGAAGAAAAAGCAGTAAAAGCAGTTTTTAGAAAATTTATTGGAGATCTTACACCGGAACTGTTAAACATGCAAGGTTCTTCGACTTTAAAAGAAAAATCTGCGGCAATGGTTGTGAATAAATTTAAAGGTAAAAAAGGCGTAAAAGTTAACTCTAAATCTGTTAAAATGCACACTAAAACAAAAGTTAGTAGTAAAGGTACTGTTTCAAAAGCATCAGTGGCTTTAAGTGCAAAAAAACTGAAAACAGCAAAGAAAAAAGAAAAGGCTAAGAGTTCGGCAGCTTCTCAACCTTTGCAGCTTTTAGGTTTAATTAACCAAAAACTTCCTGAAACTGTAAGAAAGAATATGCAAAGTCCTGCACTTGTTAATAGAAGCGGAAGATTTGCAGAAAGTGTAAAAGTAACAGAGATTGCTCAAACCCCTAAAGGTTTTCCAAGTATAGGATATACTTATCAAAGAAACCCTTATCAAGTTTTTGAAGAAGGTAGCAAGGGAAACTGGTCAAATGGTGATAGAGACCCGCGCGATTTAATAGACAAATCTATCCGAGAAATAGCGACACAGTTCGCAATCGGAAGATTCTATACTAGGAGAGTATAATGAGTAGAGCATACACAACAAGACGTTTAGGCATTGTAGAAGCTCTTGTAGAAAAACTCAAAGATATAAACGGTACGGGTGCATTTCTTACTGATGTCGCACAAAATGTATCTCCCCGACTTAAATTTTGGGATGAAGTGGAGGAGTTTCCTGCAGTTCACCTAAATGCTGGCTCCGAAACCCGAGAGTATCAAGGAGGCGGCTATAAAGACAGATTTCTGTCTGTAACAGTTAGATGTTATGTACAAGATGAAGATTCAGTACTAGCACTCGACGAGTTATTAGAAGACGTAGAGACTGTACTGGAAACAAACTCTCGATTAGCGTATAAGGATCGTACAGGTACGACTCAATATACACAACAAATCACGGTCGTTAGTGTAGACACTGACGAAGGTGTACTAGAACCTTTAGGAGTAGGAGAACTACTTAT